TATAATTCTTCCGTTCAAAGGTAATTTTGAGTTTTTTATCCATGCAGAAGTTCCGTCAGTAGAACAGTTATCTACAATGACAACTTCATAGGGCCAATCCTTAGTTGTTTTTGCCAATTCTTCAAGCATTTGAGAAGTAAACTCAAGCTTGTTCATAACTGGCGTCACAATCGAAACTAACGGTTTATTTTTAATCATACTTTTATCTTAAATGTTTTTGAAAAATTTCCTTCTCTTTTATCCCAAGATAGTTCATTATTCTCATAACGCTTTATCCAGTTGCAATTAGCGCATAACAATTGATATTCATTTGGTTTTTCTTTTAACTCTTTCTCCCAAAATTTTACTGAGCTGCCATGTGGTATGCTTTTCCTGTGTGTATTGCCGTTACCATTGATATGGTCAATTTGTAACGCTCTCCAGTCACCAAATCCGCACTTCGAACAACACACGCTACCACCAGAAACCATGCTGAGTACAAACATTCTTCTTTTCTGGTTGTTCAATTTACCATATTCTCTTCTTTTTAAAACATTCTTTGAATTTCTAGCGTTAGTCATCCTGCGGATTTTATCAGCATTATTTGCATAATATTTAACCGCATATTCTCTTATCTTTTCTCTGTTTTTTCCTCTGAATTCAGCAAAATAACATTTGTTGCAAAATCCCAATTTCATCTGTCTGCCAGTTATCTCGTTTCCACATTGTGTACAAAGCATAATTGTTTATAAATTTATTATAAACTAATTATATGTAGTTATTAACAATATGTCAAATAATTGTTACTTTCGGTTTCATAATAGTATTTTTAAATCTTTTCTCGCATTTTTGATAGGTTTCATATTTGCAACCTGCATTATAAACATATCTCTGCTCAAAACTGGAGAATTTTTTATGGTTGGTATAACAGCTCCCTCGTCAACTTCTTCGTATTCATTACTTTCGACAACGACATTGATGCAATTTTTCTGGGGATTAAGAAACATACTGTGAACTCGAGTATCGTCTGGAACCCTGTTCTGGATAGCAAACTTAAGTATTTCAGCGATGACATCGTTGGAAACTTCCACTATTTTCAATTTTTTCTTCGCTAATGGCATACTATTTTACTTCTTCAACATCGAACCAGTCGAACAAATCTCCGTCTGAATCCATATTTTCTTGAGCCCACTTTTCTAATGCTTCAGACTCATCTTCGGCTTCGATAATGTCTTCGATATTGAGTTTAATTTTGTACCTTGGCATATTATTTTATCATTAAATTTTTCTTATCCTTTTTGATTGTCTCGTCAAATATTCTGAGAAGCGCCCTTGCTCTACTCTCTGGTGTGAGTTTTAACGCATACTCCTTAGCTCGCTGCCCAGTTACTTCTCTCAATTTATCATCTTTGAGCATTCTCACTATTGCATTGGCTAAATCTTCTGGGTGCAAAACAGCTTGCTTGACCCCATTAGCTGAATAAAGATGCGCTCTGGGAGAAACTAGCAATCCTCTATCTGCGATTACTTCGTGCAAAGATGAACAATCTGTTCCAATCGTAGGAACTCCACATGCGCCCGCCTCCGTGACGGTTAAACCAAACCCTTCCCCCAAACTGGGGAGGACATTAACGTCTGCGAGATTGTATTGAATATTGATAACTTCATCAGTTATTGGAGTTTTGTCCTTGTTTCTAGGGATTATTACTCTATCTTCAAGTCCGAATTTAGCTACAAAGTTTTCAACATCATGGCAATCATATCCACCATCGAAGGATTTTGGTTTGTGAGTTGCTGCTAAAATTAAAATAGCTTCTGGTATTTCTTTAATAACCAGTTTCATTGCTTCGAGAAGAACAGGAATGTTCTTTCTCATCTGTGGTCTAGCTACGCAAAGAACTATCTTAGCTTTATCTAAGTTATATTCTTTTCTAAGAGTAACCTTGTCTAGTTCATGGAAAACAGCGTTATCAAGAGGTGGTTCGACAATTTCTCCATCTATTTCTTTGCAGACTTCCTTGACTTGTTTTCTGGCAAATTTAGTTTTAAAAACGTGTTGGTGAACCCATTTAATTGGTTCTCTAGCTTCAAAATCTAATCCATCTCCATCGCAAAGTCCCCAATGTACCCACTTGCATTTATAAGGATGACTCATAACAAATGCGATAGCTGATAAAGGAAAATAATCTTGATTCGTAAGTACTATATCTGGTTTGAAATCCTCTATCGCATATTGTAAGGCTTCTGGCGCCCATGCGCTGGACATTTCTTTACCCGTAGTTGGATATGTTTTTATGTCACTCTCTATCGGATAACCTCCATACCAAAGTGCAACATAAGCAACTTCATTATTTTTTTTTAAATAAGGTAAAATATCACGAATTTCCTTCGCATACCCACTTTTTTGTTTCATGTAATCACTATAAATTAAAATTCTGAGTTTTTTCATATTTTTTTCAACCTACGTCTTTCCTTTTTGGAAATCTTTTTAGGTCTTGTTATTATATCTTGCAATTTAATTTCGCATTGTGGGCATAAGAGAACTGGTTTGTTGGTATTTAACATCACAAAATTAGTTAGCGTCTTGATAGAAGTTTCACATTCAAAACACATCGCTATATTTTGAGCTGGTTTTATTCTCACTGGAGTTACTACATCTTCCAGCGTAGTTTCTAGTTTTGTGCTTTTCTCTAGCAATGGTTCTGTACTCATTTCTTTTTAAAATTTAACCTTCGTAATTATATACTTTTCTATCTTTCCACTCTTGAACTTTTCCTGGGTTCCATTGTTGAACTGGACGGATATACCCCACGATTCTTGAGAATACTTCGCACTTTTGAAAATGAAGTTGCGGTTCTACCTCGTGGCATTTTTTACATTTGAAATAGTTCTTACCTTCATTTACATAATGTGCAAACTCATCTTTTTTTCTTATCTTCTTGCCGCAATCCCAGCAAACTAATTCTACTTTGTCTATCTCTATGGTATCAGTCCCCGACTGAATCGTTAACTTTTTGTTTGACATATTTTTGAGGTTTAAAGAATTTACATTTTTTATAATGCTCGATATTGATACCAGCTGATATGCCGTAGCCCTCAAGATATTTGCAACGCCAGAAAAAGTATCCATCTTCTTCTGCTTCCATATCTCTATTGCAAAACTTACAATTTCTACAGTCTACACTTTCCATAGGTATCGATTATCTCGATGCTCATCTTCTCCTATAACTTTGTGAGCTAGCCCCAACTTTAACGCTTCTTCTGAAGAAAAATAGACATCTTTTTCTTCTTTCATCAGCTTTTTCCAATAATCTACATTAGTCTTGCCATTAGTTTGCTTCGCAAAGAAAACAGCCAACTTGTCTGTGGTTTTGTTAATTTGGTCTATGTGATTTTGAATATTAGGGACTTTTCCACGTCCCCATAAAGCAGGTGGATGCATCATCAAACACGTATTGCTGTGAATTATTCTGCTATCACCACCCATGAAAATAATAAAACCCGCAGAAACAGCTTTTGCTAAGGCAATCGTAACTATCGGAGCAGATACTGTTTTCATTATATCGGTAGCAACTACGCCCTCGTACATATCGCCTCCCCAACTGTTTATCATCACTAGAATTTTTCCAGGGTTTTGGTCATTCATTTCGAGAAGATTGACGTAGAGCTTTTCTATCAAGAGATTATCTATATCTCCATTAATCCATATTTCTCTTTTTTTTAATCTTTCCTTGAATACCTCTTCCTTGAAGTGTTCTCTAGTATTTAGTTCGTTTTGATTCACTTCCATAATTTTATTTTTGTAATGAATGAACTAAAAACACCAGCAGTATTCGCAACATTTTCTTTGTGCTGTTGCTCCTCTAACATTGCGACTGCTTTTTTGAGAGCATCTTCTGTCAATGTTACGGGTTGAACCGCTGTTGTTGCCGCTTGATAAGGATAAATGCTGTGAGAGTGAGCTGGCATATACTGACCAGAAGCTGTTGTGTACATATATGAGGCAGACATTGAACTGTACCCAGATAATCCTTGGTCATAGAATACTTTTCTCTGTTCGGCTTCTTCCTTTGCTCGCTTCTCCTTACCATCAAACTCATCAAGCTTTTTGACTACTTCGTCTAACGCTTTTATCCTCTGTTCTCGTTCAGTCATATTTTTGACTAATTAACTGGTTTCTCCTCCACTTTTTCTTCGGTACCAAATTCTTCGACCGCTATTTCTTCAGCAATCTTTTCAAGATACCAGACAACTAAGCAAGATTTGCCATTTACTTCATATGCGTTTCTCGCATTGAGAAATCGACTGACGTTATCAATAGTTTCCATGAACTTATTGATTTCTGCATCTTGTTCTTCGCTTCCGTCTACAATAAAGTGTTTAACTCTAAGGTAAGCCTTGATTGTTTTTTCACCTTTGAAAGGTGCGTGAGGGGTGCTTACTTCCTCTTTCTTCATTTCTTCTGCCATAGCTTTTTTAATATTATTTATTAAATGCTCTTGGCTCTTTGCTCTTTGCTCTTTATCAAAAATTATTTATCACCCTCGTCGGCACCTTCGCCCTGAGTACGATTTGGCTTATCTTCTTTTGGAGCTTCTGGGTTAGCAGGGGTTTTATCTCCAGGCGCTTTCACTTTAGGAGTTGGCTTATCTCCATTAGAAATTGCTCTCTTAACAGGGACTAACACATCATTTTTAGAACCAACCAGATAGTATTCTGCAGCCCATTCATCTTCGATAGGCAACAATCCCATCTTTTCACGAGCTTCATTAAAGTTATACAGACCCTTAGTATATCCAGTCATAACATCTCTTCTGTTTGAATCTGACTCTTCAAGTCCACTACTTCTGAAACTCAACTGCCATCCGTTTATCTTCAACCCATCAATGATAATATCTTGTGTGATTTTGCTAGCAATATACTTTCTGAGGGGATAAATCTTATTGAGATAGAAAGATTTGATTGTCGCAGATGCTGTTGCTCTATTTGTCCCATCAGGGATACCGATTAGAATCAACGGAACACCATACTGACCAGCAATTTGTCTTACTGAGTATTCCAACAGCTCCATGTATCTCATCTCTTGCGGAGTAATCCCGAGAGAGTTAATCTTCGCTCCTTTAAAAGTGACGAAAGGTTTCCCAGCATTCCACGGTCCGCTGTAGTTTGTTTCGTAAAATCTTGAGACTGCCTCTGCATCGTTTTCGTTTGAATCTTCTGGAAGATTTATCTGAACAGTAGAAACTCCACCGTTCTTCATTATGTTTATATTATAAGTCAGAGCATTCAAAACGAGCATCAACGTTGCTGTGTTCGTTTCCAAAACTGCTTGACCATAAATACTTCCATTTGGTGCTGACCTCTTGATATGAACAATTTCATTCGGCAAATAAATAATCTTTTTGCTGAAATTAGTCAATCTTTCGTAACCTTTTTTAGCATCTACTCCGCCTTTATGAAGGTCGTCATCAACAAGAATGGTCATCATCGAACTGTCTAGATTATAAATCTCCTTAAGTTCAGTGCCAGTTTTGTTCATCACTTTTTCAATGTACCAGTTGCCGTATGAAAGCAAATTGACTATTCCTCCTCCAACTATATCTTCTATCGTTTCTCCTTCTTCGTTCGGGTTGTCAAAGAATTCAAGCAACTTTTTAAGGTCTTGCTTTGTTCCCTTTTGCCCCTTTATAGGAGTAATAACATATCCTGCTCCTATAACGCTGTCCTTTATTCTATCTACGCACTGGACTGAACCAGGGGCATCAGAATAAAGACGATATAACGTGGAATAAACCTTACCAGAAGGTAATTCCTTTGCTTCAAACGACTTGTTTGGGAGAGAACCTGTGCCGTAACCAGTAGTCACAACATATTTTCTTTTCTCTATTTTTTCAGTGTTGATTTCTTTCAAAACTTGAGAGGTTTCTTCTGCCCAAGCTTTTTTGGCAGTGTTAACCGCAGAACTTTTAATTTCTTCAACTTTTTTCTTTCCCGCTTCGGTTGAAAGCAATCTTGATATAATTTTTTCTTGTATTGCCATATTGTTTATTATTTAACCCCATAAATACCTATTCCTGGCTTTCCCTGTGCGCAGTGCCAGCAAACTGCTGCTGTTGCATCGCCAACATCTTTATGTCCTAATCTTGGATGGTCTATTTTACTACCTTTAATTTCTTCCAACATAGACAGTTCTTCTATCAATGGTTTGTACCCGTAATAGTCTAATCTTCCTTCGAGTAACGCTGCTTTTAAAGTATAGTATGCCTCGGGGTTTCTGTCTACTGAAAAGAAATCTGCGTTTAATCCTGCTGACTTCAATGTTTGGACTGAATCGATAGATTGCCATCCATCGAATGTTATCTTTGAAATGTTCCACCCATAATCCTTTATTGCATATATTCTCTTTCTAATATCTGAGAATAGAATCTCTTCCCTCGGACCTGCTTCTATTCTTTCAAGATATGAAATCAATATCTTAGGTCTCTTTTCTATTCTACCGTCTGCACCTTCGAAAGTTTGCCAACCTGCAAACTTACCCATAGCTATACCAGCAAAATCTCCCTTTCCTCCTCTGTTCAAACCTAAGTCGCAATGAATAAAATATTTGTCGCTATCATAATTAGGAAGACTCTTCCTGTTCATGAACCATTCTTCGAACTGTTTCTTCGCTGGATTCCATGGGTTAACCCTTTCGAAATTAACCATTCTTTTAATCACAGAAACGTCTCTAAAGAAAGCTTCTATAGCCAATGAAGGTTGCGCTCCATAGTCTCTCATCGCTCGCTCAGGGTTTTGTTTAAAGTCCTGTTCGTATTCTATAGGACACATTATTCCTCTAAATTCTTCGAGGTAATTGCCAATATCAAATTTTTCCCCACAAAATCTTTCTGGAGGCATTACATCCCAAAGAGCTGCTCTTTTTTTGTATAGTTTTGGATTGTCATCTTCATTAAACTTTCGTTCTGCAAAGTCATTTACGTATTTAGGAGAAGTTATAATCAATACCTTCCCTTTATCGAAGAAACGGGATTTCAAACGTTTCTTAATCTGATTATATGATTCCTCAGCATAGTCTTTATCCTTAGTTGCCACATGAAACGAGGCTTCATCGATAACTGCTCCAAATATGTTATACCCCAAAGGGGCTTCTTCATTAGACCCTAGCGGTAAAAGAAATATGCTTTTAGCAAATTTCATAACAGACTTAATCTTAGGGTCTGGTGGATAGTATGTCTGAAACCAAGGGGAGTTATCAATACGGTTTTTAATTTCACCAAATACGACATCCTTTGCCTGTGAAAATGATTTTGAAATGTTAATGAACGCTATTTTTGACCCAGGAGCCATACTGAAATA